TTCATCTTTGTCTGCCGTTGCTTCATTAACCGGCAGGGTCCTCAAACCTCAACCCTTTCATTCCACCAATTTCGATGTTGACTTGTTTGCCGAATATGTTGATTACGTCGCCGCTCATTTTGATGAGCTTTACGTTGGAGTGCGTTCCTCCACCATCAAACCTGATTTCACCCCTTGGGTTAGTCGGTTTCCCAAGGGCCAACAAACTGCTTTGCGAGCAGCTCTTGTTGCTTTTAACCGTGGTGATTTTAACGACATATTATGTGTTGAACGATCAAATTTCACGAAAGCTGAAAAATTGCCTAAAGGTGGTATTCATGGCACTGATGATTATGACCCTCGTAACATATCAGCTCGCACTTCTATTTTGGCTGTGCAAACTGGACCCACTTCATTGGCTGTTTCAAATACTCTCAAGAAATGTTGGCATGCGGAACAGAAGGTTGGGTGTATTTATGCGTCTGGTGCCACACAAGAACAACTTGGTGCTGCTTTGGATGGCCATTTAACCATCAACCCTTGCCCAGGTGTCGCAGAAATCGATTTTGTTCGCTACGACTCTACCTATCATGCTTTATTTTTGGAATTTGAGGCTTGGAAGTTTTCACAATTTGGAGCTAGTCCAACGGTAACTTCATTCATGCGTGCTGGTATTGACAAGGTTGGCCGTGACAAATGGGGCAATCGGTTCAGCGTTGAAGGTGTGCGCAATAGTGGTGATGACATGACCTCTGTTGGCAATTCTATGACCAATGGTGATACTGCTATCTTTGTTTGCGCCAAGATTGATCAACGTATGGCTGCTACATCTTCAGATCCTACCCCGCTTCTTAAATCCCCTCATACCCTAGTTGACCACTGGTCAATACTCGCTTTTCTTTTGGGCGATGATGACTATATTCTGATGAATGATGCCTTTTTGTTGCAATTTACTGCACACGCTGCCGCCCTTTATTTGAAACTCGGATTGGTCGCCGAAATCCAATCCCACCATGGTCAGAATGCCATTTACTCTGCAACTTTCTGTTCATCTCGGTTTTACCCTATTGATGTTAATTCCTCTTCTCCTACTTCATCCTCTTCTTCCTCGCGATCGTGTCTACACCATGTTTTAGCCCCTTGTCTTTCACGCGTGATTGCCAAAGCTGGTTATTACACTGATCTTCCTTCTAGGTTCCCCATTGACGCTGTTTTACGTGGTGATGCAATTGGCTCTTATCAACGTTGTTCTGTAGTCCCTTTTGCTGGGGCCTACTGGAAACGCATCATTTCACTTACTGCACATGTTAAGGGCAAAGATATTAAATACATTAAATCCACCTCTTCTCGACATTATTCGTATTTTAACTCTAATTTACATCATGTTCCTAGTGCTTCTACTTATGCCATGGTTGAAGCTGTATATGGGTTGTCCAAATCACAAGAAGACACCTATAAGACATTGCTATCCACCGTTACCTCACTGCCCTGTATTGTTGATTATGCCCCTTTGATGGCCACCTTTCCCTTAGATGACATGCTTTCTGATCCCGAGCTCATTGCTGACCCCAAACGTGAATCCAATTCTCCTCAACCCAAACCTTCTCTCGAACATGTGCTTGACCAATTGACACCTTCTATTAATGGCTTAAATGCATTTTGTCGCAGGTGTTCTGTCATGACTGGTTATTCCAAATCACGTGTTTGTCAGTGTAATCAATCTGTCCAACCGTTGGGTTCGACTTCACCCCCCCGATCGAGCTTGCTTGATTTCATTTAACTTTCTTTAATTCATTTACCTTGCTGGTTCTCCCTTACCCTGTGTTTCTACACATGTGGTAAAGACCTACGAGTGGTTCCAAGGCCACCGGACTACATTTTGTAGTTATTCTGAGGACCAGCTTTTGAGCCTTATGGCGCTTTCAAAATTTTGTTTGCTC